AATATGTTAAGGAAACTTCTAGCAAAGTCTAGACCTTTTGTTGTAGAAAATGCTTCTACGTTCATTATCAATATCTTAAGATCACCTTTATCGTCAAATAAAGTGTCAAGCTCAGCCTGTTTTTTCTTCGTGATAGTTGGTTCCCACAATACCTTTGTATTTTCTACGTGATCTGGCAGGTGCACCGGAAATTCTATTTGGTCCCAGTTTTTATACACACCCTTGGGCGCCACAATCAAAGCGCCTTTGATCGCGCCTCTGTCATACAGCATAGCAATATTATCAACGAGAACCTTGGATTTACCTGTGCCCATCTCCATAAATAAGGCATACGTGTCAGAAGCCCAGGATTTTTCTAGTGCTTTTAATTGATGCTCGTATGGCTTAGTTTTAAACTTATAATTTTTTATCATATTTTAATTATTCTTTCTTGACATTTATATAATCATCACTATGTTGAATGTCAATACAGAAAGAAGCATATGAGAAATAAATTATTTGAATTGTACAGACCAAGTCAATTGCAGGAATTTTTGCAGTTTAACAAAGAGAATCCTGACGCAGATTTTGTGTATGTATTACAACACCCACCAAGAAACATAAATATTTTAACAGCATCAGACTATGGATACCTGGTTATTTGTTTACCAGAAAATTCACAGATGATGTTTAGTCCTGCACCATTTATACATAAGATGCGGAAAAATTTACAAGATTTTAAATCTACTGATTATATACTTTGCACAGGTGACCCTGCTATAATAGGATTATCTACAGCAATAGTAAGCGATATAACACAAGGTAGGTTTAATTTACTAAAATGGGATAGACAAGAAACAAGATACTATCCTCTAAGTTTTAATTTATTCGAGAAAGGAATAGACAATGAGTGAAATAAACGACATTGATTTTGAAGAAGATCAACAAGAAATAATAGAAAAAACTGACATAGTTAGTCTAGCTAACTACTGTAAAGAACTGAAAGCTTATGAAGATGAAATTTCAGATCTTGAAGATAAAATAAAATATAAAAAAGAAAAAGCAGACAAGATTAGTTCAGAGATAATACCTAATATGCTAGCAGAGTTGCACTATCAAAAAAGATGATATTGAGTCAGCTTACACATGGCTTCGAGAAAACGGGCTAGAGGACATCATTAAAAATGAAGTCTTTGTTACGTTCGGTAAAGGCGAAGATAACAAGGCGAAGGATCTCCTGGACCTTGCGGAGCAAGAAGGTTATGAGCCACAACAAAAATCAAAAGTTGAGCCCATGACATTGAAAGCTCTTTATAGAGAGCGTGTCGAGGCCGGCCTCGACATGCCCTCGGATTCTTTTCATTTATTTATAAAGGATCAAACTAAAATTAGCCGGAAATAACGAATCATGAACAAGGAGAAAAGTAACATGAACCAAGTAGCAGAAAAAAAGAAGGCAGACGTTGCTCTAACGAGCATGTTTGAACAAGACGCTAACACAAGTTTTAGTAACATGGACACAGATGACTATGCATTACCATTTCTTAGAGTGTTAGGTCAACTATCCCCCGAATGTAATAAAAGGGACGCCAAATATGTGGATGGTGCTGAACCCGGTATGATATTTAATACCGTGACTAAGCAACTTTACGACGGTGAAGCAGGAGTAAATATTATTCCATGCTATTACAAACGGGAATATGTCGAGTGGAGTGATAGAGGCGAGGGCACAAGTGCTCCTATTGCGATACACGCAGTCGACAGCGGTATCATTAAAGATACAACACGAGATGCAAGTTACAAAGATAGACTACCAAATGGTAACTATCTAGAGAACACAGCATCATACTTTGTGTTGATTGATGATGGTACATCAGCTTTGATTTCTATGAAATCTACACAATTAAAAGTGAGTAGGTCATGGAACTCAATGATGAACAGTATCAAGTTAAAAGGGAAAACTGGTATGTTCACACCGGCTATGTATAGTCACGTGTATAGCCTTAAAACAGTACAACAATCAAATGACAAGGGAACTTGGTTTGGTTGGACTATTGAAAAGGTTGGTCCTGTACAAGACAAAGACTTGTATGAGGCTGCAAAAAGTTTTGCTAGTTCCGTAAACAAAGGTGACGTAACTGCAAAACATGGTGGAGACGAGACTAAGTCTAAAGACGAAGTACCGTTTTAATCATGTAGGCCCATCGACTACCCCCCATGTTGATGGGCCTAATTATATAGAAAGAGAGAAGTATGAACAACAGAACTATTTATCATAAAAAATATTACAGAGTTAAGACTTTACAAAAGTTAAGAAATAAAGTTAAAAGTCTTGAAGAAACATTACAAATGTTTAGAGATAGTCCAGAGGGTAAGGATTATTTTGATAGAAAGACTAAGGAGTATCAGAAAAAATACCGAGAACATAATAGAAAGAAGATAGAAGAGTACAGGAAAGAATATGCAACGCTTTAAAGAAATATTTGAAGGCAACAATAGTGCCTTTGGTCAATTAATATTGTCTGGTAAAAAGGATGCTAGGGGTAAAGAAAAAGGTCGCCCATGGATTAGACGAGAAACAGTTTCAGAGCAATTGTGGAAGGATCATATAGAGGGTAAAACAGATTCTAATGGTAGACTATTACCTGCTTTAGGTGTGATACCTATAAATGAAGAGAACATGTGTAGGTGGGGTTGTATTGATATTGATATATACAACCTAGACCACAAACAAATTTTGCAAAAAATAAAAGAACTGAAATTTCCTTTGATAACATTTAGGTCTAAGTCTGGTGGGGCACACTTGTTTTTGTTTGCAGATAAATTTATTCCTGCCTTTCTTATGAAAGATAAGTTAGAGCAAATGGCAACAGCGTTGGGTTACGAAGGTAGTGAGGTATTTCCAAAACAAACAGAATTACTAGCTGAGCGAGGTGATGTAGGTAATTTTTTAAATTTACCTTACCATGCAGGAACAAAAGGTTTGAGGTATGCACTAGATGAGAATGGCGGTGCTGCTAGTTTAGAATCATTCTATTCTATGTATGATACCTTTGTACAAACAGAAGAGCAGATAGACAGCATACAAATTAAAGAGCCACCAAAGAAAAAAGAATATTTTCCAGATGGTCCACCTTGTCTAAATAGATTAGCAGACGAAGGATTTGGCGAAGGCTCTAGAAATAATGGTTTATTTAATGTTGGCGTATACAGAAAAAAAGCTAGTCCAGATGATTGGGAAAATATGTTGGTTGCTGATAATCTTAAAGTTATGGATCCACCTCTTGGTAATACAGAGGTACAAATGTTAATAAAATCTTTAAAAAGAAAAGACTACGACAAGTATAAATGCAAAGAACAACCTATTTGTGGTGTGTGCAACGCAGCTAAATGTGCAACAAAAATGTATGGTGTTGGTTATGAAGAAGAACAAATGCCAAGGTTAAGCGCTTTGGTCCGAGTTACATCACAACCTCCGCAATGGTTTTTAAATGTAGATGACTCAAGAATAGAATTAAAAACTGTAGAACTAAGAAACCCAGAATTATTTGCTACCGCTGTATTAGATCAAGTAGACGTGGTGATACCAGATGTGACACCTAAAAATTGGAGAAAGTTATATTTAAGAGAATTGATGGCAAGTGTTGATCACAGTGAGCCATTGCAATCATTGGATCCTAAATATTTTATAATAAATTTATTGAAAGATTTTACAGTCAACAGACCGCAAGGCAGAAAAAAAGAAGACATACTTAGAAAGATGGCGTGGACTGACGAAGATAATTTTTGTTATTTTAGAATGGATGATTTTTATGCGTGGGCAAAAAGAAACAACTGGGAACTAGACAGGCAAAAGACAGCGAGTCTAATAAAAAATTTAAAGAACTTTGAAAAAGAAGTTCGTATGAAAATAAAACAACAAACCCCACATGTAATAAAAATTAAGTCTATGAAACTAGAGAATGATGAGGAACCAGAAATATCAGAAGTTAAATACGAGGAGTCACCATTCTAATGAAAACAATAATACTAGGACCACCAGGCACAGGTAAGACAACAACACTATTAAATTTAGTAGAAGATTTTTTACGCAACGGTGTAGATATAAAAAAGATAGGATACTTTTCTTTTACAAAGAAAGCTGCGTGGGAGGCAACGCATAGAGCAGAAGAAAAATTTATGATAGACCAAAAAGAGATACCATACTTTAGAACTCTACACTCTCTTGCATTTAGAACTTTAGGCATGAACAAAGAACGTGTGATGAAACATTCAGACTACAGAGACTTTGGTTTAAAGTGTGGCATACCTATTAAGACAGCATGGTACAGTGAGGAGGATGGCGTATTTAATTCTGACAATGAATACTTACGATTAATTAATAAAGCACGAGTTTTAGAAATGCCCGTCTTAGATCTGTACGACAAAAACGAGCACCATATGGACATTGAAAGAGATTTATTATATCTTTTAGATCAAGAACTTAACAAGTATAAGAGAGAAAAAGGATTATACGACTATGATGACATGTTGGAACAATTTATTCAGCAAGATGTTTCACCAACTTTCGACGTATTATTTATTGACGAAGCACAAGACCTCTCACCTTTGCAATGGAGAATGGTCAGGACTCTTTGGTCGAAAGCAGACAAGACCTACATTGCTGGGGATGACGATCAAGCTATATTTAGATGGGCTGGCGCTGATGTTGATACTTTTATCGCACTTAAAGAAGAAGTAGATCAGATAGACACACTAGAACAGTCTTACCGGATACCTGGTGGGCCAATACATGAGTTGTCACAAAAAATTATTAGAAATGTTTCTAACAGATACGACAAAGAATATATGCCTAGACAAGAGATGGGTGACTTAACAAGATATTCTGATGTTACACAAGTAGACATGTCACAAGGAGAGTGGTTAGTATTGTCAAGTGCAAATTATTTTTTAGATGACATAAAAGATTTATGTGAACTGCAGGGTTGGTATTATTCTCACAAACACAAGAACTCTATCAAATTAGATTTATTATTAGCCATACAAACTTGGGAAAAATGGCGTTCAATGGAGCATTTACTACCTGTAGCATCAATAAAAAATGTCTATGCATATCTGGGAGAAAATGTTACAAAGGGTTATAGGACAGGTAAAACATTAAACGAGAATGAAGAAGGATACTACATCGCAGAATGTATGGAGCAACATGGATTACAAACAGATGATGTTTGGTATAAAGCGTTTGCTGGCCTGGACGTAGACACAGAAAACTATATAAGAAATATGCTAGCTAACGACGAAAAGATTACACAAACACCACGCATAACTCTATCAACAATACATGCCGCTAAAGGAGGCGAAGCTGACAATGTACTCATTCTTCCTGATATTACTAAATCTGCTGTTGACAACAATGATATTAATCCAGATGAACTACACCGATTATTCTACGTTGCTGTAACACGAGCAAAAAAATCTTTACATATACTAGAACCAAAAAATTATGAGAGGTGCTATGTCTTCTAAAAAACACGACCCAGTAAACTTTCCATCACATTACAACAAAGGTGGCATCGGTTGCATCGATGCGATCCAGTCATGTCAAGGCGATGGTTTTAAATATTATCTACAAGGCTCCGCTATAAAATACATCTGGCGCCACGAGCATAAAGGTAAACCACTAGAAGATTTAGACAAAGCTATTTGGTTTATAAATAAACTTAAGGAAGAGTATAAGTGAGAACTTTACAACAGCCACTATTCACACCCGAAACAGAGTGGGTGCCACCAGATCATTTACCAGATTTATCTAGTCACGGCGAGATAGCTGTTGACTTAGAAACACGAGATCCAAACCTGTTGACCA